TGCCCCCGGGCTGATGTTGAACAGTCTCAACCCCAGGCACGTATCCGATAAAAGGGCGTTCACCAGTTTTTACGTCAAAATAGCCCCGAGCTAAAGCCTGAACCAGGGTTACAGACGTATGATAACCGTTGCCCGTGGTGACGCCCTCGAATGTTGTTTGCAGGTTGTTTAGGATTAACTTGCGCGCTGGGGTACCCATTACAATAACCCTTTAGATGCTGCGACCATTGCTGCGTTTAGAGCGTCCTCGAATACCATCTCTATCTCGGGCAGTGCCTTTTCTACGGAGTTGCTCATGTAGCCCGTAGCCTTAATTGTGACACTCGGTACTAGGCTGTAAGCAATTTTTTGCAAATTAGCGCCTACGCCACCCTTGTCCACTAGGTAGCCAATTGTTTTACCTGCTCTCCGGGCAGGGAAAAAATCGAGCTTCGTCCGCCCTGGGTCAAACTCTCTAGGCGCTATCGGTACACCGTTTCTGATAATCGGCGAGTATTTTCTGTTGGGGATAGCTAGTGCCTTCACTCTCTTGGGCCTA